GGTTCGAGTCGCGCAGGTCCGAGCCGCGCAGGTTCGAGCCGCTCAGGTTCGAGCCGCTCAGGTTCGAGTCGCGCAGGTCCGAGCCGCGCAGGTTCGAGCCGCTCAGGTCCGAGCCGCTCAGGTTCGAGTCGCGCAGGTCCGAGCCGCTCAGGTTCGAGCCGCTCAGGTCCGAGCCGCTCAGGTCCGAGTCGCGCAGGTCCGAGCCGCTCAGGTCCGAGCCGCTCAGGTTCGAGCCGCTCAGGTTCGGCACGCGGCCGGCAGCGCGCTCGACACCGACGAAAACCTTGACGGCGACGCCGAGCTTGATGCTACGCAATGCGGTCTCGAATTCGGCGCCGATCTCGACCAAAATGGGCGGCAGCGATGACCAGGGAAGGCGATTAATCGTGACTTGCATGGGGTTACTCCTTGGGGTTGTTGTTGGCGCGCCGCTCGGCCCGTCTGCGCTCAAGCTCTTCAAGCTGCCGTTGGGTTTCCTGTCTCATCGGCTCTAGGCTGAGAAGGAAGGCGGCGATGTCGGGGTCGGGGGACTGGATGGGCATGGCTCAGGCCGTCATCAAAGCCGCGTAGGAGCGGGCCAACTGGTAGTTGTCGGCCTCGTTGCAGTTCCACGCTTGCTGGGCGAGGGCGCCGAGCTGCGCCGCAGTGCGGCTCTCGTAGAATTCGCGCTGCGAGCGGGCGAACCGAGGATCGATGCTGGCGGTCAGGGCGAACTGAGCTTCGATCTCTTGGCGGTTTAGAAGGTCGGTCCAGCGGTTGGCCATAGCACCGTCTCCTGATCTGATGCCCCGATCATATAGGAGACTTCCTAGTGGTCAAGCATTTTTCCTATGGACAGACAAAATTTTTTCGATATTCTCCCGGCTATGGACATTCTTTCGGCCATCGAAGCCTATCTCAAGCGCACCGGCATGGCCGCAACGCGCTTCGGAACCCTGGCCGTCAAGGATGGGAATTTTGTCGGCCGGCTTCGCCGCGACCCCAAGGGCGTGACGTTGCGCACCGTCGAGAAGGTCCGCAAGTTCATGGCCGACAACCCGCCAGGCCGCCGCAACGGTCGCGCCGCCTGACGTCCCCATGCTCTCCTATGCCGCTCTCTATGCGCCGCAGTCGGCGCTGGCGCTCGCTCTACTCGATCGCCTCGACCAAGCGCAGATCCAGTCTGGCGCCGAAGGCAAGCCGCTTGCCGAAATCCTGGACCGGTGGATGCCGGCTCGGCGCCGCCGCTATGTCCAACCTCAGACGGTTGACGACATATTCTCGTAGGGAGACCCGATATGCTTCGTGACCTCGACAACCCCGGCGAGCTTGAGTGCGAGGCCGCGCCGAGCGCGCGGGAGATGCTGGCGCTTGCCGTCATCACTTGGTGCGGCGCTGGGCTTCTACTCTACGGAGCCTTCGCGCTCGGCCGCATGACCGGGGCTTTCTGAATGAACTTCAACCAAATCATCCCCTGGACTCCGGACCAGATCAAGACCTTGCGTCGCCTCTGGGCACTCGGGAATACCTGCACTCAGATCGCTCGCGTTCTCGGCACGACCAAGAACAGCGTGGCCGGCAAAGTCAACCGACTGGGCTTGCCGCCGCGGCCATCGCCGATCCGGCCGGGCTCGACGCTGTGACCATCCTCTACCTGCGCGCTACGATGCGCGGCTCGATCAGCGTCGAGACCACGCCCGACGACATGAAGCCAGCCGAGAAGTTCCTGCGTCCGTTGGTCAAGCCCCCGATCAAGCTCCCCGCTGAGCACGAAGGATTGAGCCTGGACGAACTCAGGAAGCTCTATGCCCCAAAGCCTCGGGTGCGGGTTCCCAGTGGCAGAGGATGACGACGGCTGGCGGGAGTGGTTCTCGGCCGATTGGGCGTGGTGGGTGCGGTGCATGCGGGAGCGCAAGGTAATGCAGGATTACGAAGCGTTTCTCGCGTCCAAGGTCGATGCGACGCCGCTCGAAGGTATCAGGATTGATGCGGCCGATCTAGCTGCGCCGCTCAAGCCATTCCAGCGCGATATCGTCCGCTGGGCATTGCGTCGAGGCCGCGCGGCTTTGTTCGAAGGCACCGGCCTGGGCAAGACGCTCCAGCAGCTCGCGTGGGCCGACGTGGTTGCCGAACAGGAGGGCGCGCCGGTCTTGATCCTGGCGCCGCTCGCGGTTGCTCAGCAGACTGCCCGCGAAGCCGAGAAATTCGGTATCCCGGGGGTTCATGTCGCGCAGGACCATGCCGGCATCCGAGATCGCATCGTGGTGACGAATTACGATCGGGTGGACAAATTCGATCCCAGGGCGTTCGCTGGCGTCGTGCTCGACGAATCGAGCATCATCAAGGCTCACGACAGCGCGACGCGCAAGGATCTGATCGAGCGCTTCGATCACACAGCGTTCAAGCTCTGCTGCACGGCCACACCAGCGCCCAACGATTACGTCGAACTTGGAAACCATGCCGAGTTCCTGGGCGTGATGCGCCACCAGGAAATGCTCGCGATGTACTTCGTCCATGAAGGCGCGATCCGCGCTGGTGGTGAGACCGTTGAGTGGCGATTGAAGGGTCACGCCGAGCAAGACTTCTGGCGCTGGGTGGCATCCTGGGCCGTGCTGATCCGCGCCCCTGGGGATCTCGGATACGACGAGCCCGGCTACAAGCTGCCGCCGCTCTACAAGCATCAGGTGACGGTGCCGGTCGAATACAAGCCGACTGGCGGCATGCTGTTCCCGATGGCCGCGCGCACGCTCCGTGAACGCATCGCCGCGCGCCGCGACAGCCTGCATCCACGTATCGATGCCGTCACGAAGATCGTCAACGCGGCGCCCGACCGCCCGTGGTTGATCTGGTGCGGGCTCAATGACGAAGGCGACGCACTCGGCGACGCACTCGGCGACGCACTCGAAGTGCGCGGCTCGGACAGTCGAGATGTCAAGGCCGAAAGATTGCTGGGCTTCATCGAGGGCAAGCCTCGCATTCTGATCACGAAGCCCAAGATCGGTGGCTTCGGCATGAACTGGCAGCACTGCGCCGACATGGTGTTCGTCGGGCTCAACGATAGTTTCGAGCAGCTATTCCAGGCGATCCGTCGATGCTGGCGCTTCGGGCAGACGAAGCCTGTTAACGTTTATCTCGTAGCCTCCGAGCTTGAGGGTGCTGTAGTCGCCAATCTCGAACGCAAGGAGCGCGATTTCGACAAGATGTGTGAGGCGATGGTCGGGCACATGCGCGACTTATCGATCGAGGAAATCTGCGGCGCTGGTGGCCGATCGGTCCCGCGCAGCGCGCTACAACGGCAGGAGCTTCCGGCATGGCTGTGATCGACCAAGCGAGCGGCGACGGTTGGCATCTCTACAACGGCGATTGCGTCGAGGTCGTGCGGGAGTTGCCGCCCGATCGGCTGCACTACACGATCTATAGTCCACCGTTCCAGTCGCTCTACGTATTTAGCGACGATCCGCGCGACATGAGCAACACTCGCACCGATGACGAGTTCTGGACGCACTATCGCTTTCTGATCGAGGGGCTGTACCGCGCCACAATGCCGGGTCGGCTGTGCTCCATTCACTGTATGCAGCTTCCCACGTCGAAGCTGCGCGACGGCTTCATTGGGCTTCGCGATTTTCGTGGCGAGATCATCCGCGCACACCAGGATGCCGGCTGGATCTATCATTCCGAGGTCTGCATTCGGAAAGACCCTGTGACCGCGATGCAGCGCACGAAGTCGCTCGGGCTCCTGCACAAGCAGATCGTCAAGGATTCGGCGATGAGCCGCATGGCGGTCGCCGATTACGTCGTGACGATGCGCAAGCCTGGCGACAACCCTGAGCTGGTGGCGGGACCGTTCATGACTTACCACGGCAACGATCCCACGATGCCGTCTGACGATCCCGAAACTCACGTCGGCCACATCGCGTCGAGCTACAGCGTCAAGGTCTGGCAACGCTACGCCGAGCCGGTGTGGATGGACATCGACCAGTCCGACGTCCTGACGCACCGCACGGCGCGAGAAGAACGCGACGAGCGCCACATTTCGCCGCTACAGCTCACGGTCATCCGGCGGTGCGTAGACCTGTGGAGCAATCCCGGCGACGTGGTGTTCTCGCCGTTCGCCGGCATTGGGTCTGAGCTCTACGTCGCGATTGAAATGGGCCGGCGCGCGCTCGGTGCGGAACTCAAGGCGTCCTATTTCCGCCAAGCCGTGGCCAACCTGCAGGCTCAGCATCGCGCGGTCGGCACGCTGTTCGCCGAAGCGTCATCTTGACGCCCACCGAACTTTCTAGCACAAATGGCGAAGCCCGGGGCGATGCTCAGTCGCCGCCGGGCCTCTAGCCGATAACGCGAGACCACGCGCATGGCTGATCCGAGAGATACCGAACCCCATCCGGAAATTCAAGCGCCGCGTGCCGCCCGTGGGCCGTTCGGCTCGTGGGGCCACCAGAGCTTGCGGATAGCAGACCAGCGCGCCCGCGCAGCCTCTCCCGAGAAGCCCTCGCCAGACGGTGTCGCATGACCGTCCGCAGGCTCGCCAAGCCCTCTACCTCCCTCGCCGAGCAGATCGCCCGCGAGCACGTCTCCTGGCTCCTACAGCGCCGCGGCTGGCCGGTCTGGCGCATCATCCTCGAGCACGGCCAGGCGCCTCTCCCTGTCGGCCGCGCGCCCACCGAAGAGGATGCCGTCAAGGCCATCGCCCAAGCCTGGATCACGCTCATCTGCGATATCGTGGAGGCGGCGTGATTGGATCGTCCGTGGATGAAATTCTATCCGTCCGATTGGCGGGCCGATCCGAGGTTGCGAATGTGCAGTCTGGCGGCGCGAGGTCTCTGGGCTGACATGCTGGCACTGATGCACGAAGCCGTGCCCTATGGGCACCTCCTTATCGCGGGTGTAGTGCCGACGATCAAGCAGATCTCCAGCGTTGTAGGAGCCCCCGAGCGCGACTGCCGGCTGGCGCTCGATGAACTGCGCGGCGCGGGCGTCTTCTCGGAAACTGATGATGGCACCCCTTATTCCAGGCGCATGGTGCGCGACGCGGCGAAGGCAACCCAAGATCGCGAAAACGGTAAAGCCGGAGGAAACCCAAAGCTTAAGAGGGGGGTTAACCCCCCTGATAAAGCCTATATGCCAGAGGCTAGAAGCCAGAGACCAGATCCCCCTTCGCTTCGCTCAGGGGAAGAGCGTTCGCCTACGGCTCACGGCTCGCGCTTGCCCGACGACTGGACGCTGCCGGCGGAGGGCTACCAATTCGCTGCCGAGCAAGGCATGGACCCGGCGAGCATCGATCGAGAGGCGCAGAAATTTCGGGATTACTGGTGCGGCAAGGCTGGCGCGGCGGCTCGCAAAGCCGACTGGCCATCGACGTGGCGAAACTGGATTCGAAGGGTGATGGAAAATGGCAGACAAACCAACGGCCGTGGCGCTCACGACGACGACAACACACGACGCCGGCGAGCTGGTCTCGCGGCTGCAGTCGCTTCGCGATTGGGAGCCGGCGAACCAGACCTTCCCCTCGATGGGACTACCGGAGGTCCGGGCCGCGATTTTGGAGGTTGAAGTCGCGCTGCGGCCGATCGACATCCGGCAGCTTGCGGTCATGCTCGATCGCACGATGGAGCTCTGGCGCACGCCAGGCAGCCCGAACGTCATGGAATTCTACGTCGAGGCGCTCGAGGGCTTTCCTGCATTCGCAGTCGCGGAGGCGCTGAAGCACGTTCGGCTCAATCATCGCTATCCGACGATGCCGAGCCCGGCCGACTTTCGGTCGGCTGCGCAGGATGCGGCTGCGCCGCTCCGCGGGACGCAGGTGCGCGCCCGCCTCGCGCAGAGCCGGCTCGGGGACGCCGCCAAGCGCGAGGACCGCTGGCTCACCCGCAAGCCCGTGGTGGTCGGCGAGGGCACCTACGCGGGGCGCTCCAAGCCCGAGTGGCCCGGCAAGGACGAGGACTGATCCCGCGTGACGTGGCGTGGCACTCAACGTCAGGAACTCACCCGCTGGCCCAACATCGCCGAAGCGGATGCCTTCATGGCCACCGATTACGGCCAATGGTCGATCCGCAACGGCTGCGCGCTGGCGGCGTGGGAGCACGTTGCCGAATTCCGAACCTATCCCAGTGATCGCGAGCTCAACCGCATGGTAGCCGTTACGCAGCGCAACCAAGCCTCCTTCGATGCCTGCAATCGTAAATCGCCCTACATGGGCGCGCTTGCCCGCTTCTGGGACGATCGCATGGAGCGTCAGCGCAAGCTCGAGCAGCGATTTGGAATGCCAGCATGACCACCGATCCCCGCCGCTGGATGAACCGATCGATCCCAAAAGGTCAATCACGGTGACCGATGTTTCACGACTGCACACGAAGCGCCGCTCCACGAAATCCAGCATTTCCGCCGGTCGCAGAGCGTGGAAAGCGCGCCAGCTCCTGGTTCAAGCCCGCGACTGTACACTTTCCCCCTCCGAGGATTTGATGTACAAGCAATCCATGACCCGCGTCAGCCTGACGACGGCCCGCAAGATCCTCGGCGAGCTCGTCACCCGCGTGCGTCGTGGTGAAGACGTCGTGCTGACCTCCCACGACAAGGACGTCGCGCGCATCGTGGTCTGCGATCGACCTGCGGCATCAATCGGTCAACCGGAGTAGCCAACCATGGAAAAACGCGGCATCGCCGTTGCCGACAAGCCGGAGCCGATTGACCTCGCTGCGTTCGAGCCCGAGGCTTCATGCCGGGCCTGCCGCTTCGGCGCCTTCGAGGGGCAAGCGCCCGGCAACAAGGATCTCGGCGAGTGCCGCATGAAGGCGCCCAACAGCCTGATTGTCGTCCTCGGCGCGTCTCCATCAGGCAAGGTGAACTTCACCACAGTCTCAGGTTGGCCGCCGATCGCCAAGTCTCAGTGGTGCGGCGACTTCAAGGCCAAGGGGAACTGATCGGCTGTGCAGACCGAGAGTGCAGGCGAGGAGCCACGGTCAAAGAAGCAGCTACCGGCTGCGTTCACAAGGCGGATGTGGCAGCCTGGGCAATCGGGCAATCCGGGCGGCAAGGGTGGCGCCTATCGCGACTGCCTCATGGCCGCGCGCGAGGCGTCCAAGGAAGCGATCGAGAAGCTAGTTGGTCTGATGCGCAGCGAGGACGATCGCGTGGCTTTCATGGCCGCCACCGCTGTCCTCGACCGCGCGTTCGGCAAGCCCAAGGAGCAGGACGCCAGCGCCGAGAAGCCCCGCGTGGATTTGTCGGCGCTCTCGAGCAAGCAGCTCGCGCAGTTGCGGGCGATTGTGGGCGCGATGATCGCGGCGCCGGGCGACGAAAAATAACCGGCTCATGTTAAAGCTCAGGGTGCGTCGGCGGCTTTGGCGTAGTCAACCAAAGCCATTGATAGATTGCTTTGTCCCCCAAGGTCTTAGCCACTTCGTGATCTACGCGGTCGTATTACGGGAACATCCTACAATCGTTAAGCTGGGCCGCTCCACACGATGGAAAAACCGCCGCAAAAACTATGATAATTGGAACCATGCCCCGGGGACGGGAATAGCAGCAGGTCGCGTTTACACACTCAATGACGAGTTCGTAGATTTGACAGCGGTCGAGGGCGCGTGCCTCGAGGCCATGACCCTAAGATTCCCGCTCTTCAGGGGCAATGAATGGTTTAGAGCCTCCCTGGAGGAAGCGCAGCGAACAATAGAGGGAATTTTAAGCGACGGGGCCTTGGCATACATAGGGGACGATATTTAGTGCCGCGCCGCTCAGCCGCCCTTCCGGCCTTCGATGCGGCCGAATTTTTCGAGACCTTCGACCCGTGGAGCCTCGATCTCGAGGCCAGCGCCGTCGAGTGCGAACGCGATCTCAGCCAGTTCTACAAGGAGGCGTGGCCGACCTTCGATCCCGCGCCCTGGATGGGAAATTGGCACATAGACTGTATCTCCGACCACCTTATGGCCGTGACCGACGGCCACATCCGCAAGCTTCTGATCAACGTTCCGTTCCGCGTCGGCAAGACGGCGATCGTGTCGGTCGCGTGGCCGGCGTGGACATGGGCGCAGCGCAAGCGCGGACCGCTGTCGGGGCCGCAAGTTCGGTTTCTGACGCTGAGCTACGCGAGCCAGTTGAGCCTCGACAACAGCACAACGGCCAAGCGGCTACTGCTCAGCAACTGGTATCAGGCGCGCTGGGGCCATCACGTCAAGATCGCCGGCGATCAGGACAGCAAGGAGCGCTTCGATACCACAGCCGGCGGCTCGCGCATCTCGGCGGGCTTCGACGGCGCCACGCTCGGCCGTGGCGGCGACGTGAAGATCATCGACGACCCCCACAAGGTCAAGGAGGTCGAAAGCGATCTAGTGCGCGAGGGCGTGATCCGCACGTACAAGGAAGCGTTGGCGTCGCGCGTTACCGATCCGCGAACCAGCGCTGAGGTCACGATCATGCAGCGGCTCGGCCAAGGTGACCTGAGCGGGCACATCATCGAGCACGGTGGCAGTGAAGTCGTGCACTTGATGTTGCCCATGGAGTACGACCCGCTGCGTCACTGCGTCACCGTGCTGCGCTACGACGAGGACGGCGAGCCTGCGGAGATCTTCCAGGACCCGCGCGGCATCGACGAAGACGGCGAGCTTTTACCCGGCATCGGCTACACGAAGGACGGCGATCCGGTCGTGAAGCCCGGCAGCCCGATGGCCGATGCCGATGGCGCACTGCTGTGGCCCGAGCGCTTCACGCGCGAAGCGGTTGACGGGCTCAAGGGTGAGCTCGGGCCCTATGCCACCGCGGGGCAGCTACAGCAAGCTCCAACACCCCGCGGCGGCGGCATCATCAAGGAGGAATGGTGGCGTCTCTGGGATCAGCCGACATTCCCACCCTATGGTCTCAGCGTGGTCAGCCTCGACACCGCGAGCACGGAGAAGGAGACCAACGACGAATCGGCACTCACGGCGTTCGGCACCTTCGCCGACGAGAACGCGAGGCCGAACATCATGCTGCGCGACGGCTGGGAAGGCCATCTCGAGTTCGACGCGCTGGTCACGCGCACCATCGATATGTGCCGGCGCAACAAGGCCGACTATCTGCTGGTCGAGGGCAAGGCCAACGGCATCGCCGTCATCCAGGAGATCCAGCGCCGCATGAACCGCCGCGAGTGGCAGGTCATCCAAATCAATCCGGTCGGCGACAAGGTGAACCGGGCCCTAGCCGTGCAGACGATGTGGAGCGGCCGCTATCTCGGCAAGGAGGAGCGCACGGGCATCGAGATGTGGGGCGGCGGCATGATGTGGGCGCCCGATCGAGACTGGGCGCAGCTTGTGATCGAGCGCTGCGCGTCGTTCCCCAAGGGCAAGCGCAAGGGTATAGTCGACACCGTGACGCAGGCCGCCGAGTGGTTGCGCACCAACGGCGTGGCGCTGCTCAAGGAGGAGCACGACGAGTATGAGATCGACCGACGCAGGTATAGGAAGCCGACGGCGGCGCCGTATGATGTGTGACGGATATTTGGCCGCTGTGCTGACAGACGGCCATGCGCGCGGCCTGCCGGCCAACAACTACCTGCGCGATCCGAACACGCTGCCGTCATGCCGATGGGATTGCAGCTACGAGCACGACTGGCGCAAGATCGATTGGTCTCAGCTAAGGCTCGAGCCATGAGCGACAGAGACTTAGATCGGTGGCACATCAACGTGATGGACGTCATGCAAAAGACAGTAGCGGCGATGGGCGCGCCGTGGTTTGAACACGGCCTAGAAAAGACATTCACCGTAACCGTGCGCGCCACCGTCAACAGCAAGGGCGAACTGCGTTTCACCGACATGCGCGGCGTGGCGGACAAATGAAGACCGGCTTCTACAGAGGCGTCAACATGGCCGAGATCGAAGAGCGCATCCGGCCGCATGTCGCGAAGCTGCTCGATGCCGGCTTCAAGACCGTGCAGAGCTGCGGCCACGAAATGTGGGTGATGGTCGATTTCGCGCCGAACCGCCTGCCGGAATTGCGCGATGAACTGATCAAGCTGGGCTATTCCGACTTCGACGTCAGCTACACGTTGCACAGCAGTGGCCCACACCACTGGGAAGCCGCTAAGGTCACGTTCCGCGGTGAGCTTAAGGGCGACGGCAACCCGCGCGATCTCATCCTGTTGAAGGTCGACCCTGCTTCGCATCCGCTGTACTTCGTCACGCTGCGCCGTCGCTATGGCGCGCCCAACAAAGATAGCGACCACTATTTCTACGAAGAGCACACCTGTCCGACCAATTGGACCGACGAAATCGTGGCCGTCATCGCGAACGGCGATGAGGACCCGCACGGCTTCGCCAAGTTCGTCAAGCGCATCCCTGTTCCTGAAGGCATGGACGACAACGGCGACGGCGCGGATGTTATGTGGACCGACCTGTTTCCCGAGGTCGCGCCATGACCGCGATCCGCACCGGCGCCGACCTACGTGCGGCTCGCGAAGCCCTTGGCCAGACCACGGCCAGCCTCGCCAAGGCTCTGCGCGCACGCTGCTCGCGCACCGTGCGGCATTGGGAGAACGGCGATCGCCGCGTGCCTGGCCCCGTGTGTGCACTGGTCGAGATGTGGCTTGACCCGCACTGCCCGCCGGAATTCCTGCCGGAGCGCGTATTCGACGCCGTGGGTGAGTGATGGACTTCGATAATCTCGTCAGCCAAATCCGAGCCACAGAGCAGTATGCTTTCGGCTTCGTCGACACGCGCGTTTTCGACGGCGAATTCAATGAGGACCGGCTAGCGCTGCGCGTCGGCGAATACTTGTTTCCATTCGACGCTGAGATGCGCGGTTGTTCGGTGCTAAGCCTGTGCGCGTTCTCGGGATTTACAACAGATGACCGACGTCTACGCCCAAATCCTTGAGCAATCCACGACCGCTCTGCACCGCGATCGCCAGACGGCTGGCTATCGATCCTCCAACACATTCAATCCCGGCAACGCCGAGGTCGGGAGCGTGCCCGCCGACGTCGAGTTCAGTTGCTATGACGCGCTACCCAAGCGCGTCCGTAAGGCGCTGGCTGAGGCGCCCGTGAAGATCATGGCCGAGAACGCCTATCAGCTCTGGAAATCCGATGGCGAGGAAGCCGCGCTCGACGCGATCAGCGATCTCATCCACCAAGTCTGCCCGGACTACCGGTGACCAACACCTCGCCGCTCAAGATCCACCTCGCCTGCGTCATCTGGGGCGCGCCGTTCGTCGAGCGCTTTCTGCGCCTGGCGCTGCGCAGCCTGTGGGGCACCGGCAACATCGAGGCGATTGCCGCGCCCTACGACGTCACGTTCCAAATCCACACGACGCCCGAGGACCAGGCCGCGCTTGAGGCGTCCCCGCTGTTCGACCGGCTGCACGACATCGTCGACGTGATGTTCGTCCCCTTCAAGCCCGGTGACGGCGCGCCGCATAACCACATGCAGGCGTGGCGCTGGGCCGCGGACTACGCGAAGGCCGACGGCGCCGCGATCATGTTCGTCGCGCCCGACCACATCCTGCCGGCCGGCACGCTTCTGCGCTGGTCGCGGCTCCTGATGCCGCTCTACCGCGACAAGCCGACGGCGCTCGCCATCATCGGGCTCGGCATCCAGGTGACGCTCGAGACCATCGGCGAAGAGTTTCCGGGCGGCGAGCCGATCAGCTTGCCGCAGCGCGACGTCGACAACCTGATCCTGCGCCATCTGCATCCGATGAACATGACGATGCTGGCCGGCGCGCCGCGCGCGATCCAGCACCCCGAGATCTACCTGCGGCCCGTGCCCGGCGCCGGCTATATCCACCACACCATCGCCACGCACGCCATCGCGTTCTGGCCCGGCAAGATCGCGATGGGCGATGACCTGTGCCCGCTCGACCAGTTCGAGATGATCGCTTACGAGAGCACGCCCTACCTGAGCGCGGAACCGCTGCTGAAGCTGCTGTGGGCCTACTACCGGCCGTGGCGCATGGATGACGACGCGCTGCGGCATTTCGGCTGTTGGGCGGATTTCTTCGTTAAGGAGGCCCATGTGCGTGGCGCGCCGATCGAGCACCCGATCGGCGCTATCAGGTCCGACCAGACGTCGCCAGTCGGCGTCGAGCCGATCAAGCGGCTGATCGAGGCGGCCGATGTCTTTGCGCGCTGGCGCGGGCTGCGGGACGCCCGCAAGCTCGAGACCGCGCGTCAGCTGGCCGCCGAGTGGATGGCCGGCCACGCGCTGCCGCCGGTCGGCCGTATCTCGCGCTGGCGTGGTCCGCGATCCCTCAAGGCCGCGGCGGTCGCGGCGCTTGTGCGGGTGCCGCGTTTGCATGCGCTCGTGCGACGGGCGCTGCGCAAGCCGCATGGGCCACCGCGCGGCGCGCCAGCCGACCGCCGCGAGATCGCGTGGCGCGCGCTAGCGGCGCTCACGGAGGTCGCGAGCTTCTACGAGCGCGAGGTCTTGGCGGACAGCGGCTTGGTGTGGGAGCCTGGGCGGCTCATGCTGCGGCCGTGGTGTTCAGCGAACGTGCGTGAATTGCCCGAGATCATCGAGGGTTGGCACTACTGTCTCTGGCGAGCGCGGCTCGCCGAGAAGCATGGTCACCATGACCAAGCCGCCGAGCTCTACGAGCGCGCCTTCATGCCCGACGGAATCGCGGATCAGATGATCGGCATCCTGCCGCGCGATGTCAGCGACCTTCGCGCGCTGCTGGCGACGCCATGAGCTGGCTCAAGCTCTGCGTGCTCAGCTTGTACCACGCGGCTCACGGCCGCTGGCACTCGCCGGCGCACATCCGCCGCGCGATCGAGGACCAGCGCCGCACGGCTGCCCGTGACGACAGGATCAGGCGGCTCGCCGTGATGCGGCATCGCAGGCTACTAGAAGGGCAGAACGGATGACCGCGATCACGCTGAACAACCTCTATTTGTCGGGGCGCTTTCGTCTGCGGCGCGCGCTCGCGCTGCACGGCTTTGCGAGCCTCGACCACAACGAAATCACGGCGATCCACCAGCGCGGCAGGGATGTGTTTCCCTACATCCGATCGAAGCGCCTCAAGGCGAACTCCTGGGCGCGCGTCGAGCGCATCCGCGCACTGGTGGCAATTGGCGACCACCGCCGAGCCTTGGTCGATGCCGCCGAACTCGACGCCCGCGTGTTCCCGCGCACCACAGCAGCGCAGGCTGAGCACGACGTTACAGCCGACGAGAAGATGATCTATGCCGTCGCCAGCCGGGCCGCAGCGCAAGGTCTCGCCGCCGGCGTGGCGCTGATGCGCGCGGTCGAGCACGTGATCGCCAACGACATCCCTGGCGACTTCGTGGAGTGCGGCGTCTACAAGGGCGCGTCCGAGGTCATGATCGCGCGCACCCTGCTGCGACTCGGCGTCGACGCGCGCCGCATCTGGCTGTTCGACACCTTCGCCGGCATGACGGCGCCGACGCAGCCCGACGATATGATCTACGACGGCTCGCCGCTCGCGCCGGGCGACATGAAGGGCACGCTGGCCGAGGTCATGGAAGCCTGCAACGCCACCGGCTATCCGAGGCACCTGTTCAAGTACGCGCAGGGCCCCGTCGAGGAAACGCTGCCCGGCTGGGCGCCCGAGCGCATCGCCCTGCTGCGCTTGGACACGGACTTCTACCGCTCGACCAAGCACGAAATGGAGACTTTATTCCCACGACTGGCGCCCGGCGGCATCCTGATCGTGGACGACTACGGCGCCTTCGCCGGCGCGCGGCGGGCGGTCGATGAGTACGTGGCCGAGCACGGGCTGCGGTTGTTCCTGTCGCGCGTCGATGAGCACGTCAGGATTGCCGTCAAGGAAGTCGCTTGTGCTGGCATTCCCGGTGAGGGTGAGGTATAAATGGTCCGCCCTTCTCGCTGCGCGCCTCGTCAGGCGGGATTACTTCGGGGCATCCGGTAACGAGGCCCGGTCGGCGGTAGCACGCGCCCCGAGACGTGACAGCCGGAGACTTTGAGGAGGGCCTTATGGCGCGGATAAACGATCCGATCCAGAATCGCTTCGGCCTTTTGGAAAGCGCATCGATCACGTTGTCTGCAGTCGAGATGGTGGTGGTTGCAGAGCACCGACGTATGCTGGAGTTCCGTTGTCGCCAGCAGGTCCAGCCTGCCATGGCGGCGATGTCCGCAGCATACCACCGCCTCATCAAGATCCGAGTACCCTGCGGCCGTCGATTGGTGCCCGCATGACGCCCTTGGTCCTTCTCGCCGGCCTCGCCACTGGATACGGGCTCCGCATGCGCCGGCCCTTGGCCTGGACGCTTGGCCTGTGGCTCGGCTTCTGCCTGCGCGCGTTCTCGCATTTCGTATGAACCGCCGTGGATTCCTCGCTGGCCTCGCCGCACTGCCGCTCGTCGGGCGATTGATGCCGGAGAGCCTGATGGTTCCACTTCGCGACTATCTCGCTCAACCGGCGGTGCCGTTCGGGATCAAACACAATCCGTTCGTGGTTCGGATCTACGACGATTTGCACGTGGACCGAGACTGGCAAATGAGCGTGGCGGATTGGCAGGACTATTGGGCGCGCCGCCGAGAACGCGAACTAGCGGAAAGCCTATTCGCGGGCTATACTCCAGCTGATTGCCCGCCCCTGCCGGCCCGGGCCGCCGACCGCTAAGCCGCTCACCTGAGCCCGCCGCAAGGGTAGGAGCCGCCGATCTCCCAGGCCGTCCGTGGCGCCTCCCGGCCGATCCTACCTGTCGCTCGCCGCCGCGAAGCCCGACCAGCCGTCGGCGCCCACCGGGGATGGTCCGGTCAGTCTGCCGGGCGACACCACCGTAACGGTCGACGCCAAGTCGGGCGCGGTAACGCAGGAAGGCCCGGACGGCTCGACGGTCATCAACTTCCCGGGCGCTGCGCCGGAGCGCAAACCACGCGACGCCGCCCGCGATTTCGACGAGAACCTGGCCGACTACCTGGCCGACGACGAGCTCGCCACGCTGGCGAGCCGGCTGCTCGAAGGCATCGAAGCCGACGAGCGCGCGCGCCTCGAGTGGGAGGAGACCGCAAACAAGGGCGCCGACTACCTGGGCACGACGCTCGAGGAGCCCAGCGCGCAGCCCAGCCCCAACGGCACGATCAGCAAGGTCCACCACACGCTGCTGATGGAGGCCGTCGCCAAATCGTGGTCGAACGCGCGCGCCGAACTACTGCCGGTCAGCGGGCCGGTGAAGGTGCGCGACGACAAGCCGCCGGGCGCGCCGGAAGCGGCACCCGCGCTTGCGGCCCCCGTCGGCATCGGGCATAACGGCGGGCCGCCGTTGGATGCGGCCCCACCCCCCGGCACCAAGCCCATGAGTCGCAGCGAGCTCGCCGACGCGCTCGAGATGGACTTCAACCACTACCTGACCGTCGTCGACAAGCCGTACTATCCCGACTTCAGCAAGATGCTGTTCTCGCGCGCGCTGGTCGGCACGCAGTTCCGCAAGGTCTACCGGTGCCCGATCGCGCGGCGGCCGGTGTCGCGCTGGGTGAAGGCGCAAGACCTGATCGTGTCGCCCGACGCCTCGCACCTGACCGACGCGGCGCGCGTGACCGAGCGCATCCGCATGCGCCAGTCGACGGTCAAGCGTCTGCAGAAGCAGGGCCACTATCGCGATGTCAGCCTGGTGACGCCGACCGAGCAGCCGACGCCGACCGAGACCAAGGTCGCGCAGAACCAGGGCATCAACATCCAGCCACAACTGACCGAGGACCATCGGCACCTGATTTACGAGTGCCTGACGGAGAGCGAGGCCGGGCCGCTCGGCGAAGACGAGAACGGCAACAAGCCCGGCTTCCCGCTGCCCTACCGCATCTCGATCGACAAGGACAGCCGGCAGGTTCTCGAGATCCGCCGCAATTGGCGCGAGGGAGACGACGAGTACAAGGTCCGCCAGCGCTACGTGAAATACGGCTTCATCCCCGGACTGGGCTTCTACGACCTCGGCTTCATCCACCTGATCGGCAACCCGCAGCGCGCGTGCACCGCGATCGAGCGCATCCTGATCGACAGCGGCATGCTGAAGTCGATGCCGGGCGGCGTGATCTCGTCGGGCCCGGGTTCGCGCGTGCAGACGACCGAGATCCGCGCCGGGCTCGGGCAGTTCCAGCCGATCAACACCGGCGGCCAGGACATTCGCGCGGTCATCATGCCGTTCCCGTTCGCCGAGCCGTCGAATGTGCTGGCGGCCGAGAAGGCGATGATTGCGGCGGACGCGCGCCGGCTCGCGGGCATCATCGAACTGCCGGTCGGCGAGGGCCGCGTCGGCGACGTCCCGGTCGGCACGATCATGTCCTACATCGAGGCGATCGCGCAGGTTCCGGGCGCCGTGCACAAGGACGACCACATCGCCCAGCAGGAGGAATTCGAGCTCCTCAAGGAGCTGTTCTGCGAAGAGCCCGAGGCGCTGTGGAAGTTCAACAAGAGCCCGGCGCGCCAATGGCAGATCGCCAAGGAGATCGAGGACCAGGACCTGATCCCGGCGGCCGATCCGAACACGCCGAGCATGGTGCACCGCCTGAAGCGGCTCGAGGCGCTGATCATGATGGCCGGCATGCCGCAGTTCGCGGGCATCGCGAACGCGCGTTCGGTCTGGGACATGGGCCTGCGCATCCTCGCGGTGGACCAGCCGCAGGAGTTCACGATGCCGCCGCAACCGCCGCAGGCCGCACCCGATCCCAACGCGGCCAAGGCCGCAGCACAGGTCCAGATCGCGCAAACCAAAGCGCAGACCGACGTGACCACGGCCACCATCAAGGGCCAGACCGCGCTGGAGACTACCAAGATGGAGAGCGCGGACCGCGCCGCGCAGAGCGAATCGGAGGAGCGGCGCGCCGCGATGTCGCTTGAGGGCAAGAAGATCGAGGCCGCGCACGGGACGGCGCAGCACGCGGCTGGGATTGTCGCGGAGGCGCAGCAGCATGGCGCCGAGCTGAACCAGGACCACGCGCACCATCTCGATGAGATGGCGGCAGCCGTGCCGCCGGCGCCAGAGGGGCCGCAGGGTGGTGGCGCGTGACCTGGCTCGACGCAACCCGCATGGCGTTCGGCTTCATCGCGCTGCTAGTGCTCGCCGCGCTCGCCGGCGGCATCGCGTTCGGTGAGATCAAGGAAGAGACCAGCTTCGGGTTGATGCCGCTGGTGGTCGCGCTCGCCAACATCGGCGTCATGTTTGCGCAATGGGCGTTTGGGAAGGGGGCAGCATGACCATCGAGGAACTCGAAGCCGATCTCGCCGAGAGGTTTGAGATTGTCCAGGGGTATCCATCGGCCCTGTCGCAGACAGGCGAGCCCTACACGGTCGTGGTAAGCGGCGGCCAATACGAAGACTTCCGCTCCGACACCAAGTGTCCGATCCTCTGTACCAGCGAGGATATCGCGGTGCGAACATTGCGCGACGCGATCATGCTCTACGCCGAGAACAAGCGCGGAAAATTGTATTGGCGCGTGCGGCCCGAGGTCATGAAGCGGGACGTCCCTAAAGATTTTTCGATCAAGGACCGGATGCTCCGCGAGATCCTCCAGATAGGGCCTCTGTACGTCGGCTATTCTCGGCTTCTCATCTCGGACCGCGTGCCCGACAAAGTGCGTGAGGATGGCTCGGTCGACGTCTGGTTCAAGGACAGCGCAGCATGACCATCGAAATGCGCCGCGTCCGGTCGTCCAACATCAAGGAGATCGGCTACGACCCCGACAGCGAAGAACTGCACGTCACCTACCTGCGCGGCGGCCGCACGATCTACCACGGCGTCGGCCCCGAGCATCTGCCGGCCGCGCTGGCGTCCGAGAGTGTCGGCGGCTACCTGCACCGCAACATCAAGGGCAAGCACGCCTACCGCAGCGAAGGCGGCCCCGTCGTGCCGGCGCCCGAGGACGACAGCGGTCCCATGCCGGTCGGAGACCCCTACGTCGGCACCCACGCTGCGGGCGCGGCGCCCAACGCAATCGACTGAATTTTGGTCCGGATTTGTTGACAGGAGCGCGGAAATGATCCAGACAGACCATCCGAACTGGCCAAAGGCGTCATGCCGATCGCTTCGTCGCAGCTTGAAGGACTTCTTCGCCTGGGCGCGCGCCTGGCTGGCGGTGCAGTCATGAGCATCCACTCTCGCGTCCGCGCGGGCCGGCAGAAGGAAGCCGAGCACCATATGAAGCGCTCGGGGCACGGCGGCGACAAGGCGCAGGACGCCAAGATGGTCGCCAAGGGCGTGCACGAGCACGAGGACCATCTGCACGGCGGCAAGCGCACCAAGCTGAAGCTGCGCCACGGCGGCGCGGTGCAGGGGAAGGCGCCCAAGCACCGGCTCGACAAGAAGCCGCGTGGCGGCCGCGAGCACCACGCGGACGGCAACGCGATCGGCTGGGATCAGAACAGTGATCCGCTGGTGCAGGCAACCCGGAAGTACGGCCCCAAGGTCATCAACGCTGCGAAAAGCGCTGTCGGCGCCGTTGCCGACAAGGTGAGTGACTGGATGTCGCCGAGCACCAGCAGCAGCCAAGCGCAGCCGGCGTCGAGCAGCAGCGACCAGAGCAAGAAGTCCGGCGGTCGCATCAATCGCAAGGATGGTGGCCAGATGGCCTATCCGTCCGACGGCGCCGCAACGCCAGCCCCGCAGACCGGCGACGACGAGGCGCGCAGGAATGGCGGCCGAGCTCGCCGGGCTGATGGCGGCCGCGTCGGCAAGGGCCGGGTGGTCGTCAACGTCATCACGCAGGGCAACACCGACGCCGAGAAGCAGTTGGCCGCCCAGAAGGGCATGCAGGCCGGCATGCAGATGGGCGCGCGCGCCGCCGCCGCACGGATGGCGCCGGGCGCTGGTCAACCCCCCGCGCCGGCGCCGATGCCGCCTCCGGGCGCTGCCGGTCCCGGGCCCGGCATGGCTGCCGCTGGGCCTGGGGCCGGTGGTCCGCCGCCCATGATGCCGCCCCGCAAGGACGGCGGTCGCCTCGATGCACCGCCCTATCCGCATCCCGACGCCGGGGGTGGTGGCGGCGCAGGCCGCGCCGAGAAGGAGAGGGCGTATGCCGACGGCGGCCGGTTGCATGAGGCCGCACACAGCCGGCGCGGCTTGAACACCGCGCATTTCCGCGGGCACCAGCGCGATCTCGCGCGCACGAAGGACGTCACGAAGCCGTGAGCGAGGATTTTGCAAAGTCGCTCAGCGACGCGGCGCGCGTGGCGGTGATGCGAAAGGATTGGCATCTCAGCCCCGAGATGCAGAAGCAGATCGACTCGGACTGGAGCAAGATCTTCGACGAGCCCGTAAGGGTCGAGCCTGGGAAAGAGGATCCCAACGCCCTGATCTGGCGCGACCGCGACGGCAAGGAATGGCCGCCCATTCGTCCTGCGGTGAAGGTCGATGGGGACGGATATAGCTTGACGGGCTCTGCCTATACCGAATCCCGCTATCCGCTGCATACCTGGGACAATTGGTCGTCAGTCTGCGGTCGTTGCGGCGCGCGCCGAGAAGAGATCGATGACGCGATGGCCCCGACGGAATGCATGGGCGATCGCGACTGGCGCACCGCGTGGAAGGAAGTCGCCGCGCTGCGCGCTCAGGTCAGTCAGATGGCGCTCGACATGACCGCGCAGCAGGCGAGGATCAGTAGCCTCGCGGCCGAGCGCAACCAGCAAGCAGCCGACGCACAGCGTCTGTTCGCCGAAAAGCTGGAATGGATCGGCAAGCTCATCGAAGCTGAGAAGCGCATCGCTGAACTCACCCCGAAGCCCGAGCCCACCGCCGAAGAGAAACGCGCGGCGGCACTCACGAGAGCGTTCAAGTTCTGATGACCACGCCTCCCGTGCGCCTCTGCGCCCCGATCCAGGACCATCAGCGCGGCCCGCTGGTCATGCTGACGGTCGAGCCGCAATCGCTGCCGCCGTGGCAGGCGCGCGCATTCGCTGCGGAGATCGTGCGCGCCGCGGAGAAGGCCGAGAAGGAGCGGGCGGCGTGAGCGATCGAGCGCCCTGGATGCACATGAAGGCTCGTGATTGGGCGCGGGGTGCGTTCGCGCCCACGCCGCATTTTCACGATCTATTCGATGCTGCAATCAAACGGCGTTACTGCCTCATTGATGAAGCGACGCGCCGCTACAAGCCTCTGATCAAGATCACCTACGCTTACGAGCGCATGATCTACGCCGATACGGCACTGAAGATGACCGCACTAAAGATCGGTCCGTTGATCCGATCTGAATTCCGCTTGCTCGCCGAGAGGGAGCGCGCAGCGTGAGCCGCGACTGGATCATGGGTGCCTGCGTTCAATGCGGCAGGCCGGTCAGCACGGGGATTTGCATCGGGTGCTCGGCTGGCGAAGTCAACCGCATTTCGTGGTCGGAAGCCGCGGACCCGAACTATTGGGGTGACCCGGCCTATCTGGCGCCGCGCGACATGCGCGAAGCGACGTCACGCGGGATCGATGCGCTCGCGTGGCTGCTGATGGCGCGCGCGCTGCAGCGGCCGCTACCATTCGAGATCGTCTTCGCATGACCACCGTACAGGTTGGCATCAACCGCGAGGCCAAGCCGCCGGTCGTCTACATGCTGATCGATGGCGAGCAGCGCATCAACCTGTCGCCGAACAGCGCACGCGAGATCGCTGGGCAGCTCGGGCGATTCGCGCATGAGGCCGATGTCGAGAAGCTTCAAACCGGGCAGTTCAAGCAATGATCGTCATCGCCGGCCACAGCCTGGACGACCTCGCCGCCCACATGGTCGAGGTTCTGACGCGCGCCCGCGACCATCACGGCCGTGTGAAGATCATGGGCACGATCGACCCGACGCGGCTGCGGTCGGCGGCCATTGCGGCGCTCACGTCGGTTGCGGGCGAGGTCGTCTGGCCCGACGATGAAGTTATCGAACGCGCGTCGGATGCGGATGGGCCGCTGCCGCTGGTGTTCGTGAAGGGGATGCGCAGGTGAGGGAAGCTGCGCAGCGACAGGAGATGATCGATCGGCTACTGGTCTCGATTGCGTCGCCCGCGGCGTGGAAAGATCTGATGGTTCATGTTGACGCTGGCTTCCCCATCGTGCCGGTGGTCGCGGAAATCAAGCGGCGCTTTCGTGAGATCGAGATGCGGCGGCGCTATGGCAGCCTGGGGGCCGCGTGATGCTGAGCATAGACGATGATGCGCTTCACAAGCTCGCGCTAGCGGTCGCGACCGCCGTGATGCGCATTCGCGATCCGGGCGGCCTATTGGTACAGGTGCCGTCAGATTATAGACTGGCGCGCGCTGCCGCGCTTCAGGCGGTGCACGCGATGGCGCACGAGCCAGTCCGCGATGGCGGCTTGACGGAACTCAACGGATTTTTGCCAAAGGAGATGACATGAGAGTGACCGTAGACGGCGACGCCGAGAAGGGCTGGATCGTGGATTGCCACGACGGCGTGAACAGCAGCGTGCAGCATCCGGCGGCAGCCGATGCCGCGGAGGCCGCGCAAATGGCGGTGGAAGCCCATGAGGCGCAGTTCGCAGCACAGCCGGCAGCCGAGCCCGGCGCGCCGTTCGATCCCGCGCCCTTGCTGGCGAAGATCGCGGAACTGACCGAGCGGTTAGAGACCGCCGAGAGCGATCTGCAGAGCGCGATCCACGCCATCTGCGCGCGAATCGAGAAGCTGGAAAACCCGCCGATCCAGACGCAAGCGCAGCCCGGCTCGGAGCAGGCCCAGCAGCAGGACCCGGCGAACCAGTCGTGACCTCGGCCTCCGCGCTCCGCGAAGAGTTCAACCGTCTCACCGTCACCGAGATCAACGAGCGCGCGCGCAATCTCTGCACCAACCTGACCGCCGATTACGGCGACATGCGCTACGCCCAGGGCTTCATGGCTGGGATGTACCGCGCCGCCGAACTCAGCGACCAGGCGTTTCAAGCCATCCACGGAACTGGACCAGGAACCTGATATGCCCGTTGCAAGCGCTCGCGTCCTTCATGGCTGGAAACATACGGATCTGGCCGCCGCCCAGAAAGAGATCTGGGATGCCGTCGGCGATATCGACGGCGTCGAGGTGTTTCACGATCGCGTGCTGCTCGCGGTCTACGTGCGGCCAGTCTACGCCGGCAGCATCATCACGCTGAGCGACACGCAGCGCGAGGATATTTATCAGGGCCCGATCAGCATGGTGCTGAAGATCGGCCCCGATGCATTCCGTGAAAGCGAGGTCGCTGATTTCAACGGCCGCTTGCCGGTTATCGGCGACTGGGTCTACGGCAAGATCTACGATGCCTGGAATTGCTCGGTCCAGGGCGAAGGCGCGAAGGCAACCGACCGCAAGGACAAGGACGGCCGCGGCTGGGAAGGCTGGCCGTGCCGGATCATCGAATCGCGCTACATCTACGGGCGAGTTAAGCTACCCCATTCGGTAGTGTGACGCGTGACCGTCCTCACCGCCCTTCTCTCTCAAGGCTACAACGCCCGCGTCGGCCTGGCGCCGAAGCTGACCGACGCCGAGATCGCTGCCGTGCTGTCCGCCGATCCCGAACTGCTGAACGCCGCCCGCGTCTACCGCTCGCAACTTGAAGGCAACGGGTTGCAGCGCTGCATCATTCAGCGAACCTACCGTGCCGTGCTCGATGCCGCACTGCCGCTGGTGCAGCCGTGATCGTGCTCAACCTCCCGGGCCTTTACTTCCACATCGGCTGGCGCCCAGGCCATCACGTTGCCAGCAAGATGCTGCTGGGCGGCGTGCGCGTTGGGCGCTTCGTCGCGCTGTTCAATCTCTGGGGCGACAAGCATCTGCATCGCCGCCTTCTCTGCTACCGGGAGAGATCATGACCGACACCGCCACGATCGTCGAGCCCGCAACCCGCCAGCCGCGCGACACCAAGCGGCCGGGCGTCGAGGACGCGCCGAAGACCATCATCATCGATGGCGACGGCGACACCGGCACGGATGCCGTCGACCCGTTGAAGGCCGCCGTCGAGGACGCGCGCAAGAAGGCCGAGGACAGCGCCCAGGCGAAGGTCGATGCGGCCCGGCGTGAGGCAGCGGATGCGACCGCGCGCGCCGAGAAGGCCGAGCGCACGGCCGCGGCTGCCGTCACGACGCAGGTCGGCGACCGCGAGCAGGCGATCATCAACCACATTGCGGCATCGACCGCCGAGAAGAATTCCGCGATCGCCGAGCTGCGCGCCGCGACGGAGAAGGGCGACCTCGACGCGCAGATGGCGGCGCAGGAAAAGCTGGCCGAGGCCGTGGCCGAGCTCAAGCAGGCGAATGCCGCGAAGACGCATTTCGAGACTGTGGTCAAGCCGCAGCTCGCGGCCGATCCCAACAGCCGAGCGAGCACGACGCAGGAGCCGGGCGCCCAGCAGCGCTATGCGCCCGAGGCGCAGCGCTGGATCGACGCGCACCCGCAGTTCAACACCGACGACGACTACAAGGCCGACGCGCTGGCCGCGCACCAGCTGGCGCTCGACAAGGGCATCCAGGCGAACACGCCGGCCTATTTCGACTTCCTCAACGCGCGAATGGAGAAACTCTATGGCGCCGACCATGGCCACGATGGCACGCGCCGGGAGGCGACCGTGACCACCGACACCAACCTCACCCGCCAGCCGCGCCAGTCGCGCACCAGCACGGCGGCGCCGCGCGGCGACCGCGACGATCCGGGCGGCCGCAGCGGCAATGTCGGCGCCGGCCGCGTCGGCACCGTGCGGACCAATCTGGGACCGGTCGAGGTCACGCAAGTCGGCGCCGACGGCAAGCCGCTGCAGATCGCGTTCCGCGACCCGATGGTGCGCGCCGAGTTCGAGAAGGGCGCGAGCGCCTGCAACATGAGCCTGCCCGAGTACACGCTGAGCCAGATCGAGATCGCCCAGCAGGGTATCCGATTCGACCATGAAGGGGTCTACGAATGACGGACACCGCGACCACCACGCCGACCGGCCGGCCGCGCCGGCGCTACGTCCGCAAGGGCGCTACGATCGCCGCCGACGGTGCTGGCGGCGATCCGACCGAGGACCGCGGCCAGCGTCGGGTTGCGACCAGCGCTGCGCCGGCCACGGTGCCGATCGGCGGCGACGATGCGCCCGACCGGCTGACGCGGCGCTCCCGGGTCAACCGCGGCTCCGACGACTTCGACGTGCCCGAGGACTGCAAGAAGCCCGGCTGGGACTACGAGTGGAAGTCCCTGACCGTCATGGGCCAGCCGGTCGACGGCGCCGACATGGCGAAGATCTACGGCCAGGGCTGGCGCCCGGTCGCGGCGTCCGAGATGCCGGACCTCGTGCCGCCGGGCTGGGACAAGAAGACGATCGAGCGCTACGGCCAGATCCTGATGACGCGGCCCATGCACTTGACCCAGGCGGCGCGCCGCGAGGATCGTCAGATCGCCGACGAGCAGCTCGCCGACAAGCTGCGCGGCGCGGTGGCGAGCGCTGGCGGCAAGATCGGAACGCCCCGGCTCGAGACCATGGAGATCACCGGGCACGTCGGGGTCGCCAAGCAGCGTGGCGACGAGTAGCCCGAGTGGCCATCGATAGCGCGATTTTCCTGCTCGCCGGGCTGTTGACGTTCGCGGCGTGCGTCGGGATCATCATATGGGTCTCGACTGACGACGACACCGACCGGATGTTCTGATGGCGCGTGGCGCCGCCCTGCTGGCGACGGCCTCTCTGTGCTTGTGGTTCCTTACCCTGCCGGCGTTCGCGCTCGGCATCTGGGTAAAGGCCGAGCCGGCGGCCGTGGCGCTGTACGGCGCGGGAGCAATTGCGGCAGTGTGGTTGTCCGTCGTTCCACGTGAAACATTCGGTGCGCCGCTAGCTCTACTACCGCTCTCCATCGCTCTCCCAACCTTCGCGCTGTCCCCGTTGTTGGCGTTCCCCGCGCGATCCTGGTTCGGCGCGCCCCAGGTTGGTCAAGGCGGCTTCTGGTGGCTGTCCGTGGCGGTGCTAACCGCGCTCATGGCGTCGGCCGACCGGCGCTGGCTCACCTGGGGCGCCGTCGCATCGGGTGCCGGCATCGTCGCATGGACGCTGGTCGCCGCTCATCCCGAGCACGACTGGTCAGACTGGACGGCGTTCGCCGGATTCGGGCTGGTCATGCTCGACGGCTGGCCGGCACTGCTGACGGGGGCGGCGTTGGTCGCGGTGTCGGGCAGCAAAGGCGCGTGGCTGCTCGCCGCCGGCGCGCTGGTGCTGTGGGCGCTCTGGCATCGGTGGCGGCCGCTGACCGCGCTGGCTGCTGGCTTGGCCTTTATGGTGCCGTTCGCGGCGACCGCGGCCATGTTCATCCTGCCGTGGCCATCGGCACACTCGCGAGCGATGCTGATCGAGGTCATCGGCCTAGCGCTGCCGATGAAGGACGGCACGGCTTGGCACGGCGCCGGCTGGGGCGAGTTCAACGATGCTGTGCTCGCCGCGCGCCCTACCCTCGCCGCGATCGACCCCACCTGGGAAGGTCTCGGCATGGGCGCCGCGCACAGCCATAACCTGTGGGCCGAATCGCTGCTGGCGCTCGGGCCGCTCGGGATGTTCCTGGCGGTCGCGTTGTTCGCCGTGCCACCGCTGATCTCGAGCGTGAACCCGCGGGCACTGGCCGCATGGGTAGCGCTAGCCGGGCTCTACGCGATCTGGTATCCGTTGCCGCAGTGCGCGCCGTTCCTGGCGCTCGGGCTGGCGGCTCTCGGCCCACGCGATGCTTAACCGCTTCCGCCGCTGGCTCAAGCGCTGGTTCGGCGACCCCGGCGACGGCTTTTTCAACGAATGGTGATGCGCTTCGTCTGCCTTCTCTGCGCCGGCGCGCTCGCTTGGGCCGCGCACGACAGCTACGAACTGGCGTTGAACGCGAAGCACTTCATGAACCAAGTCGCGACGCTCGACCAGGCCGTCGAAATGCCTGACCTGCACGGCCGCGGCGGCGATCACCTGTGGTGGATCATCGAGGACATGGGGCACTCGCCAGCGTGGCGCAGCGGACGGCTGACGGCGGAGCAGCAGACCATGGTCAACACGCTCGTCGAGGTCGTGGATACGCAGATCAAGACCAGGCAAGCGGCTGGGCGGCTGCGGAGCCTGCGGCCCGGCGTCCAGAAAGCGGACCAAATAAGCGAACAAAAATAGATGCTTGCGCGTAGAATTTTTTCGTGCTTATGCTCTGACATCGCCAAGCGCATGCCGCGCCTCGGCCCGTCGATCGAACCGACGCACCCGACCTAGCCTGCCGCAGGGTTGTCGCGTCCATAAGCGGGGTTTCCGCTGTGGCGACAAACACCCTCGCACCCAACGGTCTGTTGGCCAGCCGGTCGTTCTACGGCGGCTCTGCGACCTACCAGGGCAACCAGGAAGTCATCATCCGCGGCTACGGGTCCGCGATCGGCATCGGCGATCTGGTCAAGCGAGGGGCGCAGGGCTCTGGCTTCCAGGGCGGCATCGTCCTCGCCACGCTGAACGACACCGACATCCTCGGGGTCTTCGCCGGCATCATCAACACCGGCTACTACGACACCAACGCGCAGACAACGCTGTACGGCCTCAACGGCTCGTACATCGCGAGCGCGTCGCCGCCGGCTGGCGTCAACATCGGCTGCTACGTCTACGAGGACCCCGGCGTGGTGTTCCGCGCTCAGGTCAGCGGCGGCCCGGCCACCCAGTCATGGATCGGCCAGAACATCAACTTCCTGGCGGGCACGAACGGCGCGCCCAACGCGGCGGGCATCTCGACGCTGGCGCTCGATGCCACCACGCTCGGCACCTCGCCGACGCTGCCCTTCCGCATCATCGGTTTAGCCGGTGTCGTCGGTGGTCCGCAGGACCCCACCAACACCAACCCGTGGGTCGAGGTCCGGCTGAATACGCCGGAAGCGACGTCCCCGGGTGGCATCTAGGCGGGGAGATAGAACATGGCCATCGGCACCTCAAACATCCCCGCGCTGCTGCTGCCGGGCGTCCGCAAGATCAAGGGCGACTACAAGCAGATCCCGCAGCAATGGCCGCACATCTACGCGGTCGGCAAGTCCGACATGGCGGTCGAGCGCACCGAATCGATGCGCTACCTGCCGCTGCCGCAGCTCAAGCAGTCGGGCGCGCCGACGCAGTTCGACAACCTCGCCGGCCAGCGCTTCACCTACAACCACGTGCACGTCGCGATCGGCTTGGGCTATGCCTTCACCCGAGAGGCCATCGACGACAACCTCTACAAGACGCAGTTCGACCCGACCAACCTCGGGCTGATCCGCAGCTTCCGCCAGATGAAGGAAATCCTGGCGGCGGCGAACTTCAACACCGGCAACGTGCTCAACCCGCAGATCGGCGGCGACAACCTGCCGCTGTTCTCGACCCTGCACCCGGTCGAGGGCTACACGGTGCCGAACACGCCGACCGTCCAGATCGGCCTGAACGAAAACACCCTGCTGCTCGCCAACAACCAGATTCGGCGCTTCCGCGACAACGCCGGCCTGCTGATCGGCACGCAAGGCAAGAAGCTGGCCGTGCCGGTCGAGCTGCGCCACGTCGCCAAGCGACTGATGGAGACCCCGCTTCGCCCGGGCACCGCCAACAACGACGTCGCCAGCGTCAAGGAGAACGACGATCTCCGCGACGGCTACATCGTCATGGACTTCCTGACCTCGCCTTACGCCTGGTTCGTGCTGTCGGACCTCGGCGGCTTCATCTACCTCGAGCGCGTGCCGTTCGAGTCGTCGATGCAGGTCGAGTTCACCACCGACAACCTGCTCGTGAAGGGGTACGAAAGATACTATTTAGGTTGGGACGACTGGCGCGCTGGGTTCGGTATTTTTCCAACCAATTGAATGAGTTAGCGGTGTTTCCTCATCTTACCCAGCAAGAACTGAAGTCGGCGCTTCACTACGACGCGGCCAGTGGGCTGTTTACGTGGCGACTGAGGGAGGATCGCACGCGCGCGTGGAACCGCAAGCACGCCGGTCAAGTCGCTGGCTATCTCAACACCAACGGCTATCGCTACCTCAACGTGAACGGGCGCCGATATCAGGCAGCGCATCTCGTATGGCTCTACATCCACGGCGAGATGCCCCCGAAGCCGTTCGAAGTCGACCACCACAACCGCATTCGTTCGGACGATCGAATCGACAATCTTCGATTGGCCACGAAGGCGCAGAACACGATGAACCGCGGCGTTCAGCGCAACAACACGTCGAGTCACAAAGGCGTTTCGTGGGACGCCAGCCGCAAGAAGTGGTTCGCGTTTATTACGGTCAACTATCGCACTATCGCACTCGGGCGGTTCGATCGTATCGAAGATGCCGTTGCGGTTCGGCGTCATGCCGAAATTCGGATGCACGGCCGCTTCGCCGCTGTGCCGGTGTTTGATCCGGTCTTCCCCCGTTTCAAGTGCCACGTGATCCGCACGTGCACGGCCGCTATCAGTAGGGAGGCCGCATAGATGGCCGACACCGACATCGACGGCCCGCTCCTCGTCTACGGGGACACCGGCAACCTCTACAATCAGCCGAGCGGCGTGGCGGCGTTCCTGGATCCGAACGCCAGCCGCGGCCCGAGCATGTTCTTCCAGTCGACGACGTTCCAGGACCTCCGCGTGTTCTTCCAGAAGGATCGCGCGGCCGGGTCATATGGCATCACGCCGTCGAACTTCCACGCGCCGAGCTTCTATTCGGCCGACACGATCCCGACCGCTCTGGCATCGAACAACATCGCGGCCGCGCAGGCCGTGGCCAACGGCGTCGCAATGACGCTGGCGGGGTCATCGCTCGGCGTCACGCCCAACGTGCCGATCGTGCCGTGGTCGACGGCCTACAACGATGCACCTGTCGTGACGGCGGCGCTCGCCCTCGAGTTCGGCTTCGCCTTCGGCACGACGATCGCCGGCAACACCACGATCACGGTCAACAACAGCGTCCAGTTCCCGACCGGCATGCCGCTGGTGATCGGCAACGCGGGCAACGCGGCCGGCACGATCCCGCTGCTCACCATCGTCACGGGCGCCCCGACGGCGACCACGATCACGGTGCAGAACGCTCCGCTCGCCAGCGCGACGGTGCCGATCGGCACCGGCAATATCTGGGGGCCCAGCACGGCCGGCTTCCCGACGCCGGTGGCGGCAGCCCCCTATGTCGCGGCGGGCTCGCAGGCGCTGTTCGATCCGCAGCAGGCGCTGTGCCGTGGCGTCCGCATCACCGGCACCAGCGGCGCGACGGGCGGCAACTTCCTGGTCTCGGGCTGGGATGTCTACGGCCAGCCGATGACGCAGCTCGTCACGGTCGCCGCCGGCGCCAGCACGGGCTACACCAAGAAGACCTTCAAGTACATCGCCTCGGTGGTGCCGCAGTTCACCGACGCGAGCCACAACTACACGGTCGGCAACAGCGACGTGTTCGGCTTCGGCTTGCGCTCGGACGAGTGGGAGTACACGGCGGTATTCTGGGCCGGCACGCCGATGCCCTCGGCCACCGGCTGGCTGGCGGGCGACCAGACCAACCCGGCCACCAACTTGACAGGTGATGTCCGCGGCACCGTGCAGGTCTCGTCGACCGGCGGCGGCTCGGGGATTTCCGGCGGCGCGGCTTCCAACGGCGCGCTCACGGGTGTCGTGCTGACCGGCAACCGCTTCGTGATGGCCCAGGACACGCCGATGTTCAACATGATTCGCGCCATCCCGGCGACACCGACGACGCTTTACGGTCAGTTCCAGGCGTAGGGGAGAACCAGCCGCCATGACGCTCAAGTCCAAGATCCTCGGCGCCCTGACCGCGCTCGGCCTGCTGGCCGCGCCGCTCGCCGCGCACGCCCAGGTCCCGATCGAGTTTCCCAACGCCCAGACGGGCACCAGCTACACCGTCGTCAACAGCGACCAGTCGAAGCTGTTGACCTTCAGCAACGCCGCTGCGGTCTCCGTGACCCTGCCGCAGGCCGGCATCGCGGCGGCCTCGGGGCTGTTCATGCCCGGCTGGTATGCCGACTTCCAGAACCAGACCGCGTTCCCGCTCGCGATCACCTCGACGACCTCGACCATCGGCGGCGCGGCGACCTACTCGCTGCCGGCCGGCCAGGGCATCCGTCTGATCAGCGACGGCACCAACTATCAGGCACTCAGCCTCGCGGCGAGCGCCGGCAGCCAGGCGGGTTCCAACATCCTGCAGAACGGCGACTTTGCGATCGACCAGCAGAACGAAGGCGCTTCGGCGACGCTCACATCGGGCAGCGTGGTCCGCATGGCCGACCGCTGGATGGCGAGCTTCGTCACCTCGACCTCGAGCGCCGGCAACCCGACCAGCAAGCAGGTCACCGCGCCGGCCCAGTTCACGCTCACGCCGAAGGTTCTCGCGACCGCGATGAACGCCACGCCGAGCACGACCGTGCCGGCGGCCCTGATCCTGCCGTACCAGCAGTTCATCGAAGGCGAGGACATGGCCGATCTCGGCTTTGGCAACGCCAGCGGTGGGACGCCCGTCACGGTCTCGGGCTGGGCGATGTCGAGCATCGCGTCGGCGACCTACGGTGTTGCCCTGCAGAACGCCACGCCGAACCGCTCCTACGTCCAGAACTGCACGACCTCGGCCACCCCTGGGGTGTGGACGAAGTGCACGTTCACCATCCCGGCCGACACCGCGGGCACCTGGACCCTGACTCCGTTCAACGTCGGCGGCATCCTGACCGTGACGGCGGCCTGCGGCTCGACCTTCCAGCAGACCGCAGGCTCGTGGCAGGGCAACAACGCGGTGTGCACGAGCTCGCAGACCCAGATCACGGCGACCGCCTCGGCGATCTTCCAACTCGGCGCGTGGAAGGTCGAACGCGGTTCCGTGGCCACGGCCTTCGTGGCCGACCCGGGCACGATCAGCTTGGCCAAGGCACGGCGCTTCTACAAGAAGACCTTCTTCTCGGGCACCGCGCCGGCCCAGCAGATCCTCGGCGGCTCGTTCTGCCAGGTCAGCCAGGCAGCGCAGGCCCAGACGGCGATGTTCGAGTTCGACCCGCCGATGTTTGCGTCGCCGACCGTGACGACCTTCAACCCGGTCTCGGCGAACGCCAACTGGCGCGATACCACGGGCGGCGCCGACCTCACCGTGACCGTCGATCCGGTCGGCCAGAAGGGCAACACCGGCGTGATGATCACGAGCGCCACCGCGTCGGCGGCCGCGCACAACGTGTGCATCCAGGCCACCTTCGACGCCCTCAAGTAGGCGGTGACCGCGGAGAGCCATGTCCGGCAACCCGACCACCGTAACGCTCGGGCCGCTCGCCGCATCGTCCGCGACGAACATCGCGCTGAGCCAGGCACTCGCAGCCGCCGGCAATCTCGTCCTCAACGGGGCGACGGTTGCCGGCGGCATCGCGACGCTGGATGTCGCGCGCCGCGTCCTGCTCACGAACACGGGCAACGACACCGGGATCACGTACACGATCTTCGGCACCAACACCTTCGGCATTGCGATCAGCGAGGCATTCGCGGGGCCGAACGCCGGCACCTACCAGACCATCAACGACTTCAAGACCGTGACGAAGGTCAGCGCCAGCGGCGCGGTGGCGGCAAATGTCGAGGTCGGCACGAGCGGCGTGGCGTCGACTCAATGGTTCATCCTCGACCAGCAGCGCAACCCCACCAACGTCGGCATGCGGTTCAACGTGACGGGCGTCGTCAACTACTCGCTCGAAGAGACGATGGACGACCCCAACGTCATCGCGAACAATCCGATCGGGGGCTCGACCGAGCCGCAAAGCAACGTGCCGCCGGTGTGCTTCGATGACGCGGTGGTGTCGGGCAAGACGACCAGCCTGACCTACCAGATGCAGACCACGGTGTTCGCATTCCGCCTCAAGCTGAATTCAGAGACGGCGGGCGCCGGCAACAGCGTCCAGATGCAGTCCGTCCCCGCCGGGGGCGGCATCTACAACTAGAAGAAGAAACTACGAAGGGTCGCCAGACCACAGGAGATCGACATGAAGGGCCACAAGGATCACGAAGAGCGGATGCACCACAAGGGCGAGCACCGCATGCATCGCGCGCGCGGCGGCGGGATCGCCGACATGGAAGAGCGCCCCGAGGAGCACACCGGCGCCTCGATCAAGCGCGAGGAAGAGAGCGAGGGCGAGAAGATGCTGCATCCGCACAAGCACGACGGCAAGAAGCGCGACCACGAGAAGCTGCCGGTCAAGAAGAAGTCCGGCGGTGCGGTGCACGGCAAGCATCCCGGGCATCGCCTCGACAAGCGAGCGCGCGGCGGCCGGCTGAAGGGCGCCGAGCACTCGCCGCTCAGCGAGGCCCATAAGATGTCGAGCCTGCCCTACGAGAAGGACCAGCTCGAGGTCGAATCGCACGGCGAGGGGCCGGCGTCCTCGATGGGCAAAAAGCGAGACTGATCGCGGGTCCGGCGGTGCCGAAGCCAGGGCCCACGGCGGACGTCTCACGGCAGAGGAACGGCACGCGCTGCCGGGCAAGGATTTTGCTTTGCCCGGCGAGCGCTATCCGATCGACACGCCGAACCGGGCGCGCAATGCGCTGGCGCGCGGCGCGCAGAACGCCTCGCCGAGCGAGCAGAGCCGCATTCGCGCCGCCGTCCACCGGAAGTATCCCGGCATCGGCAAAGACTGATCGTCTGAGGGCTGTCCGATGGCGACGCCGAACACCACAAGCGGCACCTACAACTGGAATCCTGCGACGGCGGAAATCGGCGTCGAGGCGTTCGACCGCATCGGCATCCGGCCGACCGCGCTGACCCGCCATCACTGGGCGTCGTTCCGGCGCTCGATGAACTTCGCCCTGCAGGGCTTCGGCAACTGCGGCGTCAACCTGTGGGAAGTCCAGCTCGGAACCATCCAGCTTGTTGCCGGGCAGGCGACGTATACGGCGGGCACCGGGGTCTCGAACATCTCGCCGAACATCGTCAGCATGCTGGACGTCTATTTCACGACGATCAACGGCGGCGGCTCGGGCATAAACACCGATCGCATCCTGATCAGCCTGTCGCGATCTCAGTACGCGGCGCTGCCGAACAAGGCCGTGCAGGGCTATCCCTCACAGTTCTGGTTCCAGCGATTGGAAAGCGTGCCGCAGATCACCTTCTATCAGGTGCCGCAGGCCAGCTATCCCGTCAACGAGGTCAACTACTACTTCCTGTCGCGCATTCAGGACGCGACGGCGGCGGTCGGGCAGATCGCCGACGTCCCGTACCGCTTTCTCGACGCGCTCGCCGACGAGATGGCGAAGCGCCTGGCGCGCAAGTTCGCGCCCGCGATGTACGAAGCCGCGAAGGTCGAAGCCAAGGAGTCCTGGGACCTCGCAGTGACGAACGATCAGGAGACCGCGCCAATCGAGATCATGCCCGATGTATCGGGCTATTTTAGGATGTAGGCGATGGGCTGGGGCGACATCGCAGGGCGGGCACGGACGCGGCCGCGAGCGCCGTCGGCGTTCGGCGTCTGTGATGATTGCGGCGAGTGGTACAATCTCGACGACCTCAAGAAGCAGATGGAATACTACGGTCCTGCGCTGCAGTGGACCGGCTTTCTGAAGTGCCAGCATTGCCTCGATATCCCGCAAGCGCAGCTCAAGCCCGTGATCCTGCCGCCCGATCCGATCCCGCGCTACAACCCGCGGCCCGAGAACTTCACGGCAGCCAACAACCCGGCGATCGAGACCGAAGGCGGCTCGCCGATCGAGACCGAGCAGGGCGGCATCATAGAGAGCGAGACATGAAGTTGACGCGCATCATCCTCACCGCTGTCGTCGCGTTGTGGAGCGCGTATGCAGGCGCGCAGCCGATCAGCCAGTTGCCCGCCTGGACCAGCGGCGCCCTGCCGTCGACCGGCATCGTGCCGATGGCAGTGGCCGGCGTGCAGACCTACGGCGTCTCGGTGACGCAGTTGCAAGCCAATGGGCCCGTACTGTCCTTCATGGGGCGCGTCGGCGCGATCACGCTGCTGAGCAGCGACGTCGTGACCGCGCTCGGCTACACGCCGATGCGGGGATCCAATAATTTGAGCGAGCTCACGGCTCCCGCGACGGCGCGCATCAATCTCGGCGTGCCCACGGGGACCAGCGGTGCGGTTCTGGGCTTCCTGAATGGCAACAATACGATCAGCGGCAATAATACCTACAGCGGCACGTCGCTGTTCACGGGCGCCCCGACGATCACGAACAGCACCGGCCTGACGATCGGCGCCAGCGGCACGCTCGGCAAGCTCCTTATGCTCGGCAATACCGGGGGCACCGTCACGATCCAGCCGCAGGCGACTGCCGGGTCACCAACCCTTACCCTGCCGAACACGACGGGCACGCTGGCCGATGGCGCCTCGGCGCCGCTTGTGCTCAGCGCGACGACAGGCAACCTGACGTGTCCGACCTGCGTGACCTCTAGCGGCGGCGGCGCCGTCACGGGCACCGCTCCCGTGGCCGTCAGTGCGGCTGGAGTGGTGTCGTGCACGACCTGCGCGACCACGACCAACGGCGGCGCGTTGAGTGGCACGGCACCGGTCGCTGTCAGTGCTGCTGGCGCGATCTCGATCACAGGTGTTGCGGGTCAAGTCCTGGCGGGGTCTGGCCCTGCGTTCACCTCTACGCCGATCTTGGGTGTCAATGCCAGCGTCACAGGAACACTGGGCCTGGCCAACGGCGGCGCTACGGGTGCCACAACCACAATCCAACCAGGCAATGTTACGACGACTGGCATCACTCTTACACTTCCAGTGACAACCGACACCATTGCCGCCCTTGCCGCCACGCAGACTTTGACGAATAAAACCATTAGCGGCGGCTCGAATACGCTGACTAACATCGCCAACGGGTCGCTCACAAATTCGAGCACGACAGTGGCGGGTCAGACATGCACGCTTGGTTCGGCCTGTGGTCTATCGACTCTGACGAATTCCATCGGCGGCAACGTCGCAATGAACAATACGTCGAATTATTTCGACGGGCCGAGCGTGGCGCAGGGCACGAGCGGGACATGGCTTGCTACAGGGGGTGTGACACTTACTGATTCTTCAGGAGGCGGCAATTTCTACTGCAAACTTTGGGACGGGACGACGGTCATCGATTCACGCGCCGCGACGCTTTTTGCCGGAAGCGACTACATACAAATTTCACTATCTGGCGTGCTGGCGACACCCGCTGCAAACATCAAAATCTCCTGTCGAGACCTTGCTGGAACGTCAGGCAATATCATCGCTAATCAGAGCGGTAACAGTAAGGACAGCACAATCACCGTCGTGCGAGTGAATTAACCGGGAAGCGGATAGTGGATTACACGGACCTTACCAATGCCTTGACGATCCTGGCGGTGCAGGCGCCGTCTCCTTACGTGTTTTCGACGCTTCCGATCGACTTCCAGACCATGATGCCGCGATTCGTCGAGGGTGGAGAATGCCTCATCTACCGCGATCTCGTCCTGCTAGCGACGCGCGCGCAAGATGCGAGTCTTACATTCACCGGCGCAACGCGATCCCTGAACTTAAGCGCGGCCTCAGTTATCATCATCGTCCCAGAGGGGTTGTCCCTCATCTATCCGGCCGGCGCGACGCCTAGTGCTGGCACTCGCATCCAGTTCGACGCGGCATCACTCGACACAATCGATTCGATTTGGCAGCAAGAAAGTGTGACCGTCAACCCGACATCGAACTATGCTGACTCGATGGGGCGCTACTGGGCGATGCGCGACAACCAGACGATGGTCGTGGCGCCGACACCCGACAGCACCTACGCTGCAGAAATTACGGGGCTGTTCCAGCCAGCCCCGATCAGCGCTACCAATCCGACGACTTACGTCAGCCTGACCTATCCAGACCTTCTGCTGGCAGCATGCATGATCACTGTTGCAGGCTATCTCCGCGATTACGGCCAGCAAGCAGATGACCCTAAGTTGGCACAGTCCTGGCAGCAGCAATATGACATGCGAAAGGCCAACGCAATGACGCAGGAGCAGCGCTTACGTTCGCAGGGCGCGGGTTGGTCGCCGAATCTTCCGACACCGCTTGCTCAACCGCCGAGGACATAAAAGTCATGCTCGAGAGACTTCTGATCGCCATTGCGTTCGCGCTTTGCGCCACGTGGCCCGCGGCAGCTCAGGTATCGACCTACACGACGTGTCTGACCATCGCTAAACCAGTAGTAGGAAATCCGGCCAATACGAATTCGTGGGGCGGCGTTCTCAACACAGATTTCGATTTACTCGACCAAGCCTCCGCTGGAATCCTGCCCGTCAGCACGACGGGCGGCACGACGATCTTGACCTCGGCGAGCGGAGCGGTCGATCAGTCGCGCAACGCGGTCTATGTCGTCACGGGCGTGCTCAGCGGAAACGCAACCATCCTATGGCCGCAATCACTGTGCCGATCATTTTCAGTTGTCAATAACACGACCGGTGCCTTCACGCTGACGCTCGGCGTCAATAATGGGTCCGGGTCTCCAGCCGGGAATACCGTCGCCATACCTCAGAGTGTGGCGCTCTCAGTTTATAGCGACGGCACCAACATCGGCACGCGGGCGACCTACACGGTACCGTTCATGCCGACAAACCCGACGCGCACGACGATTTGCGCATCTGGGTGCACGATTTCTTCTAGCAGTGGAACCTATACAACCCCGCTAGGTTCCATCCGCCTCTATGTCCGCATGGTCGGCGGTGGTGGGGGTGGTGGAGCATCCGTAACGAACACTGGGTCTCCAGGGGCGAGCTCAACCTTCGGGGCTTCTCTAACTGCAGGGGGAGGCGGCGGTGGTGGCGGTGGCGGAAGCGGCGGTGGGGGCATTGGAGGAACGTCGACCGGATGTGATTTCACTATACCGGGGAATGCCGGTCAATCAGCTGCAGCGAACGCGGCAACGGTAACCTATGGCGGATACGGTGGGGCTTCGATCTTTGGCGGTGCGCCGGCCAACCCGATCAACTCAGCAGGAGACAACGCAGCGACGAATTCCGGCTCCGGCGGATCTGGAGCAGGAAACGGAACATCTGGGGCTGTTGGGTCCGGCGGCGGCGCCGGCGCGTATTGCGAGAAACTTCTGTCGACGCCGGCATCAAGCTATGCATACGGCATAGGGGCTGGAGGGCTTGGTGGAGCAGCAGGAGTCAACGCTGGGGGCAACGGCGGCTCTGGCATCATCATTATTGATGAGTACTACGACTGATGCCGCTTCAAACCGTCCAGCTTCAACCTGGCATCGATGTAGAGGCGACGCCGACGCTCAACAAGCTCGGCTGGAGCTTGTCGGGGCTCGTGCGATTCTTTCAGGGCTTCCTGCAGAAACTCGGCGGCTGGGTCCACATAAATGCGCCGGCCCTCATCGGAACCGGACGTGGCATGCACGCTTGGGCCGATCTGTCCGGCAATGCCTATGTGGCAGCCGGCACGGAGCAGCGGCTTCAATTGGTGTCGGGTGGCGTCACCTATGACATCACGCCATTGCGCAAGAGTTCGACGATAGCGCCGAATTTCTCGACCACGATGGGCTCGCCGACCGTCAAGGTCACCGATGCCGCCAACGGCGCCAGCACCAGCGACTGGATCTACATCGAGCCCTTCGTGTCGGTCGATGGCATCATCCTGCAGGGTTTCTATCAGGTCGGCACGATCGTCGACGCCAGCGACTATGACATCACGGCCGGATCGAACGGGATTGCGGGCGTAAGCAGCGGCGGTGCGGTGCCGTCGTACAACACCTCGGGGTCCGGCGTGACTGTCGTCACAGTCATGCTCGCCAACCACGGCCTTGCGAATGGCCAGACGTTCCAGGTGTTTTTCTCGACGACGGTCGGTGGGATCACGATCGCCCCCGGTCTTTATGCGGTGTCGAGTGTCACCACCAACACTTTCCAGATCACGCCAGGCGGCACGAGTTCGGGAGGCGCCACCACATTGGAAAACGGCGGCGATGTATCGATCGAATACCTGATCCCAACCGGTCTGGCGTCGGCAACCGCCGAGGGCGGCTACGGCACCGGACCCTATGGCAGCGGGCCCTATGGCCAGACCAGCGGGACCAGTTTGATCGCGCCGCTGCGCCAGTGGTTCCTCGACAACTGGGGCCAGGACCTGATCGGCAGTTACACGGGCTCGCCGATCTACGTCTGGATTCCGCCGAACGCGACGGGGAACCTCGCCATCCCGATCAACACGTCGAACTATCCCGGGGCCTTGGAGCCTCCTACCCAAGTCAACGGATGCTTTGTCGCGATGCCCGCGCAGATCCTGGTCGCGTGGGGCTGCGCGCCCTTCGGCAGCAGCACGCTCGACCCCAATCTGGTGCGGTGGTGCGACGTCGCGGATTTCACGGATTGGGAGGCCGAGGCGACCAACCAGGCGGGGAGCTTCCGCATCCCCACGGGCTCGCGCATCGTCGGCGCCCTGCAGGCGGGGAACTTCGGCTTCATCTGGACCGATGTCGACGTCTGGGTGATGTCGTACATGGGTTTCCCGCTAGTGTTCAGCTTCAACAAGCAGGGGTCGGGCTGCGGTCTTCTGTCGGCGCGCGGCGCGGGTGTGCTCGGGGCCGTGCCCTACTGGGTGTCGAGCAGCGTCGTGACGGGCGGCGAGACGACGGGCGGCAACTTTTGGACGATGGGGGCGAGCGGCCCGCAGATCGTGGCCTGCCCGGTCTGGGATATTTTTTTCGAGAACCTGAACCAGCAGCAGAAGGACAAGGTCTGGTGCTGGGTCAATTCGTGGTTCGGCGAGATCTGGTGGTTCTTCCCGTCGCAGGGCGGCAACGGCGAGTGCGACAGCTACGTCAAGATGAACCAACAGGGCCAGTGGGACTACGGGCTCGGGGTTCTGCCGCGTGTCTGCGGGGTCGATATGTCGGCGCTTGGTCCGCCGATTGCGGTCGATGCCTCGGGCCTGGTCCAGCAGCACGAGGTCGGCTTCGATGCCGACGGCCAGCCCATGATGCCGTTCGTCCAGTCGGGCTGGATGTCGATCGCCGACGGCGAGTATTTCACGTTCATCGAGCGCGTGCTCGCCGACTTCGCGTTCGAAGGCGGGACGGCGCCCAACAACCGCGTGTTCTACGAGATCCTGGTCGCCGATTATCCGACTGACACGCCGACGGTCTACGGCCCCTATGTGTGGGCGCCGACGGGCGCCAGTGTCACGCCGTACAGCATCGTGAGGGCGCGCGGTCGGGTCGCCGCGATCAGGATCTACTCGACCGATATCGGCGTGTTCTGGCGTTTAGGGCGCATCCGCTATAATGCCGCACCGGCTGGCAGGCGGCCATGAGCGGAGCCGGACACGACCAGATCGGCGCGCCCAATCTGCAGGGCGTCATCAATGCCCTGCAACAGATCGTGCTCCAGCAGGGCCAAATCTACGACGTGCTGGGCGGCATCAAGGCCGCTCTGGCCCCGACCTACGCGACGGGCACCTGGACGCCGGCCCTCAATCTCAACGGCTCGCCGACCGGCATCACTTACTCGAGCCAGCTCGGCACCTATACCCAACTCGGGCGTCTCATCCTCTGCGAGTTCCGGCTGGTCCTGACCAGCAAGGGCGCGAGCAACGGCGCCGCGACGATCACGGGCCTGCCCTTCACCGCCAATGCGGACACCACCATGGCGGGCGTCGGCGGCAGCTGTCCGGTCTATTCGAACCTGGCGAGCCTGGCCGGCGTGCCGATCATCAACGTGCCGGCCGGCGGCACGACGGCCAGCCTCTTGTCGTCGGGCGCCGCGGCGTCGGCGGCGCTGAGCGACGCGAACTTCAACAACAACAGCGTGCTCAACGGTCACTTCTACTACTTCATGTAGTGTTCATTTGGTCCCGTTTGTCTACCGGCTGATGATCGTGTAATTTATCGCCGCTTTTGAGGGAACCGCATGCCGCTCAGTCCGGGATCATCGCGAGCAACGGTGTCGAGCAACATTCGTGAGATGGTTGCGGCTGGTTACCCGCAGCGGCAGGCAGTTGCTGCCTCCCTCTCGAACGCCGACCGGCATCCGCGGGCGGCTGGCGGCGGCATCGCCTACCGCGATGTAGGCGGCGGCATCGCGGGCGCGCCGATCACGCAGCCCACGACGACCATGGCGCCCCAGCAACAGCAACAGCTCCAGCAGTACAGCCAGATGACGGTCGAGCAATTGCAGCAGCTCGCCGCGCAGTACGGCAACAGCCCGCAGGGCCAAATGGTTCAGAAGGTTCTGCAGCAGAAGAAGATGATGCCGCAGGCCGCGCAAACTGCGACCCCAACACCTCCGCAGGGCCAAGGAATCGCGGCGGCGCAGCCCGGCATGGCGTCGGGAGGCATCCTCGACAGCATGAAGATGAGGCGTCTGTCGCGCCCGCGTTTCGATGAGGGCGGCGACGTGCCCGAGATGCCGTGGTTCGGCAAGGCCGAGGCGCGGGAACTCGCGACAGGCTATCTGCACGGCGCCACCAGCGGGCGCGCCGACAAGATCATCACCCAGGCCCCCGGCGGGGCTTACGTGATCCCGGCCGACGTGATCGCGGGGCTGGGCGACGGCAACAACCTGGCCGGCGCCAAGATCATGAACGAGGTCTTGAAGACCGGGCCGGCGGGAACGGCGCTGCCACGCGGCGCGCGGGGCTCCGGCCCTCCCCGCCCGCCGGCGTTGCGGATCGGCTATCCCGACCTCTACAGCGCGGCCAAGGGCGGCCGCATGAAGCATGGCGAGGGCGAGCCGGTCGACGTCGCGCTATCGCATGGCGAGATGGTGCTGACCCCGGAGCAGGTCCGCTGGATCGGCGGCGGCGATCTCAAGAAGGGCCACGCGCGCCTCGACAAGTTCGTCAAGAAGATGCGCGGCGACACGATCAAGAAGATGCGCAAATTGCCGGGCCCGGTCGGAGCGGCGGCATGAGGGCGGTCCTCAAGTCACGCGATCGCGCACCCACCATGGGCGGCATGACGGCTGACGGCTGGGTAATCCCGGTCGACTACATCAAGTCGCTGGGCGCGTCGGCCGGCAACGGGGCGTCTCTCGATCTCGGTCTGTCGCGGCTGCGCGCGCTGCTCGGCCAGGCGCCTGACGACGCCGGCGCGCGCGTGCTGCCCGACGGCTTCTTCGTCAGCAACGAATGGCTGGCCAAAACCTTCAGCCCGAACCTTGCCTACGCGCGCAAGGAACTGCGGTTGATGATCGCCGACGAGCGCGAGCAAACGCCGCACGTCGGTCCGACAGTCAAGCCCGATACCGTGCGACTGGCGACGCAGGCCGACGAAGACAATATCATCGATCTTCTAGACATCGACTTGCAGGAGAACGCCGCGCACATCGCGACAGTCGATCTCGGCCAAGTGCGCGAGATCGTGCAGCGCGGCACGCGGCAGCAAGGCGGCATCGTCGCCGTGATCGACGGGCCGTTGTTCCCGGTCGCCGTGGTCGTCTTGATCTCCCAGCAGTGGGCATTCTCGAAGGCGTTCTACATCCACAAGGTCTTCGACTTCGTGCACCCCGATCACCGCAGGAGCAATCATGCGGCGACCCTGATCCAGTTCTCGAAGTGGGTGAGCGACGAGTGGTCGCGTGGCTTCGGCTACACGGTGCCGTTGATGTCGAGCGTGGTGTCGACGGTGCGCTCGAAGGCCAAGACGCGGCTCTATCGGCGCCACATGAGCCAGGTCGGCGCGGTATTCATCTATCCGACGCCGAAGGAAGCCTAGATGTCGGGCGGGACCAACACGACAACGAGTTCGGCACCTCCGCAGATCTACCAGGACGCCTATTCGAACGTCCTGCAGCAGGCGCAACAGCAGGCCCAGCAGCCCTATCAGCCGTATACCGGCCAGATCGTCCAGGGCTTCTCACCGCAGCAGCAGCAGGCGTTCGGCATCGTCGGGAATGCAGCCGGCAACAATGGCCTCGGAATCGCAGGAAGCTACATCAACAACGCGCAGGGCTTGCTCGGTCAAGCCACGCAGCCGCTGTCGACGCAAATCGGTTCGCTCGAATCGCCCTACACGCAGCAGGTCGTCGGCGCGACGCAGCAGAGCTTCACCAACCAGAACGCGATCCAGAACCAGGGCATCGTCGGTAATGCGATCTCGAGCGGCGCCTGGGGTGGCGATCGCGCCGGGGTCGCGCAGGGCATCGCGGCTGGCCAGGAGGCGACCGCGCAGGCGCCGGTGATCGCCGGCCTCGAGAACCAGGGCTTCCAGACTGCGCTGAGCGGCGCCGAGGCCCAGGACTGGATTCAGAGCCAGGGCGCGTTCGGCGAGGCCAATCTCGGTACGACGGCCCAGAATACCGCGCTCAGTTCGGCCAACCAGTTGCTGACCACCGGCGGCCTTCAACAGCAGCTCGGTCAGGAGCAATTGAACGTCCCCTATCAGCAATACGTGGCTCAACAGGCGTGGCCCTACCAGAACATCAACTTCCTGGCCAACATCGCCGAGGGCACGGGTAGCCTCGCCGGCGGCACGGGCTCGACATCCCAATCGGCGCCGAGCACCGGCAGCCAGATCGCGGGTGGCGTTGCGGATGCGGCCGCGCTCGCTCTCATGTTCGCGCGGCGCGGCGGCCGCTTGATGCCGCACTATGACAGCGGCGGTGGGATTTCGGGAATCATCTTGCCTGCAGTGCCCGACGAATCAGCGGCTGGCATCATTCCCGCGACGCAGGGAGCGCAGGGGCGCGGCGCGCCGACCGCGCCGGCGCCGCAGGCGCAAGGCAGCGGACTGCCGTCGCTCGGCGATATATCAAGCCTCGCCGGCAGCAAGAAAAAGAAGGGCGACAAGTCGGGCGACGATTCGTCCGGCGAAAGTTTCATGGACAAGCTCGACCGCTGGTTCGGCGGCAACAGCGACACCGGCAGTGGCCCCCCTAGCACGGGCGGTGGCATCATGGGCATGACGCCCGACGTCGCGAGCGGTGGCGGTTTTGGCGACGACGCACCGATCCAGTCCGACGGCATCGGCGGCCCGGTCTACCGGCGTGGCGGCGGCATCGCCAACGATAATGGCTGGACCGAGCACCGCGCGACCGGCACCTACGGCTGGGGCGGCGGCATCAGGGGCTACTATGACGGCGGCGACGTCGTGGACCCGGCGGCATTTTCGCAGGGCGAGCCAGCGCCGGGCGAGATGCAGATCAACCGCCCGCAGGGCATCGCCGCAGCTGCCCCCGACAGCGGCGGCATCGCACCGGCGCCCAAGGCGCGCGCGCCCGACAAGACGGCGGCCGACTTCCTGCAGACCGGCGACAACCGGCATACCCTGGCCATGGCGCTGCTCGCCGCTGGCTCGGGCATGATGACCAACCCGACGCGCAACTTCGGTGTCGGGCTGGGCCGCGGCATCCAGGCCGGCTTGCAGACCTACCAGCAGGAGCAGAAGCAGGGCCTGGACGCCGAGGCTCTGGCCGCCAAGGTCAACGAGACCAAGCGCCGACTCGACATGGAGGAGCCCGAGACCCAGGCGCGGACGAGCCTCCTGGGCGCGCAGACCGCCGGCGCGCAACTGACGACCCAGATGACCAAGCAGCGCTTGGCCGTGCTCCAGCACATCCAGGACATCAGTGCGGGTCGCGTGCCGCTGACGCCCGGCCAGCCCGTGGCGTCTGCTGGCGGTACAGATGCCGCGCCGGCCGGTCCCGGCGCCGGCCCGGTCAGCGGACAGTCTCAGGGTCCGGTGCCTGTGCAGTTGCCCAATGGCACCATGGCGCCGGCCGGCTACGGCCAGACCGCCAACCCCCACATCCAGCGGATCGATCGGCAATACGCGATCGCGGACGCCCTGACGGCGATCGACCCCGACAAGGCGGCGTCGATCTTCAAGGAAGCCGCGGCTGCGGACCCGCGGGTGGTGCAGCAACTCGAGCACGTCAAGCGCAAGGAAGAGGCGGCCTACGAGACCGAAATCAACCCGCTCAAGATCCAGCAGGCGGTCGCCAGCCAGGCCGGGCGACCGATTGCGGTCGGCCCGAACCAGACCGTCACGACGGGCGCCCAAGTCATGGGCTTGAGCAGACCGCCGGGCGTTGGCGGCGCGGCGGCTCCGCGTCAGGTCGCCAGCGCTGCCCCAACCGGCGCTGCTGCGGCCCCCACAGCCTCCGCAGCCCGTCCCGC